AACAACTTAGCAAAGTCTTCAACTAACGAATACATATATTGGCCTAATAGGCGAGAGATTCTAGAAGCACAAATTGAGAAAATTACTAAACATACTCGAGATATTAATATATTCACTGAGTAACTCCATATTTACAAAGGAAGTAGGAATCAACTATATCACCAGCCGGGTTACCAGTTTCTTGAACTAGATCGAATGTGCCCGGTTCATTTTTCCAAGCTTCTAACATTGCTTCTTTGTTCGAATTTCCCTTACCTGTAGCGAATTTCTTGATACTAGTTGGCGCAATAGTTTCATATTGGAATTTATTAGCTTTTAAAACATGTTTTAAAATGCCAGCGTTTTCCGCTATATGAAAAACTCTGCCGGTTGAACCAAATGAATAATCTTCTAATATAGCTTTCTCCACTCTGCCCGTATACCAACGTAATTGTTCTACTGTCCATTCCGCTAAGTAATCATATCTATCTATATCTTTTAATTCTTTCGGGAATTTATAAGCATTTACATTTTGAAGGGCGGACCACCGAGGCCTCCACTTATCCAAAGCAAAAAAACTAAAAGTACAATTAGAAGGAGTAATTGTTCCATCTTTTTTAAATACACAAATACATGGGCTGAGTGTTGAATAATCAATGCCTGCGCAAACCAATTAAAATCCTAACTGTTGTAATTCTTTTATACTATTCTCTGCGGAAGTATGTTGAATTGCAATTCCACCTTTAGCCCTAAAGGCTTCTATATTATTCACATTATCATCAATTAAAAGATTTGGTGATAAATTTTCTTCGACTGCGAAATATTGCTTCTCTTCCCAAAAACAAACATGAATTTTCGAAGGGTATATTTTTAAATGGTTTAAACACCATTTATATTTTTGAACGCGGGCGCCATCAAATTGACCTCTTTTGGGAATAGCTGTAAGGATGTGAATATCAAATAATCCTTTAACATAATCAACTAATAAATCGGCGTCAGGTAATTTGGGTAGAGTTTCAAAAAAATTAGAAGGCAATTTGCTCCAATCATCTGCCCATTCCTGTTTACTCCCACATTGTTTGATAATGGATCCATCAAAATCTGATAGAACACCATCCATATCTAAAAATACTATCATAATCAATCATATACAAAATTCATTTCACCTTCGTGACCGAATTTTTCCTTATATTTTTTATCTAAAATGTCTTCAATCCAAAGTTTACCAGTAAACTCCGGAGCATTTTCTATTTCTTTCCACAATTCTTGAATTGCGGTAACACCTAACGATTCTGTGTGTTTTTCTATAACAACAACACAATCATCAACATATTTTTCAAATGCTGTTTTCATATAATCCCTATTATATATCATTATTAAACAAATTTCAACGAAAAAATTAAATTAAATCTACAACCTCACATCCACCAGGAGCCGCGCATGCTGCAGTTTGTGCTCCAGCAGTGTGGTCCTCTTTTTCATAATCTCCTAATTTATCCCATACTACATTTTTTGGCATTTTAGTTAACAGTTCTTTATATTCTTTTTCTTCGCAATCCTGATAAGGTGCTTGTTTATACGTATGTTCACTAAAAGGTAAAAATGAAATACCACTAATTGAATCAAAGTTATCATATACCCACGATCCAACTGTCATCCATTCTTCTTCTTTAACAGATACTGTAACGGAAGGTTTATGCTCACACCAATGATCTTGATATATCTTCCATAATTCCAATTGTTCCATAGCCGTCATGTCTTGTCGACATACCGCACTCTTTGGACTTTTTTGTGGAAAAGAAAATACTGTAGTATGTTGTGGTTTAGTTACATCTGGTTCATTTGGGAACCCGGCGTCCTTCATAAATTGACACAAAGGATCTTTATTGTCCGCTCTCACTGTGCGAATATAATAGGGATTATGGCGCGCATGAATTCCACTTGAAGAATCAACAAGCTGACTAACAGTGCCGCTAGGCTTAACACAAGTAATAGCTGCACTACGAGGGACACCAAGTTTTTCTGACCATTCTTTATTAGTTTCAATAGCAACATTCCGGAGCTCCTCCAAAAGTTTACCTGTTTTATCTTTTCCTTTTTTACCATTAGTTAATTCATTATCCATTATTCCGGTAAGAGAAACTCCCAAAAGTCGTTCTTCTTCGCAATTTCGGGCCCATTCTTTAGTGAGGTATTTGAAGTTTGTAAGGGTAGATTGGAATGTTCCAAGTATTGTTGCATTGCGCACTTTACTTTTAAGAGACTCCCTAGTGTCCCGTCCTCTGACAACGACTTCAGATAAGTTGCAGAATTCTCGCGACCGTAAAATGATCTCGCTGCATGGATTTGTACCAAAGTCATCTCTGGTATCTCGTCTTCGTATATAATCTCCTGTCTCTGCATCGCGTTCCCTTTCGTTTAGTTTCTGGACTTGTCTACTAGCTGAATCACCATTATAAATTCCACGTTCACCGGATTTAGAATCATAAAGAGATAACCATTCTCTCATAAATGTTCCGGTGTCTGGTCTTTCTTTATAGTTAACTGAATTATTCGATAAAGCTCGTTGTACATTTCGCTTCCACCATTCTCCGTGTTTAGCAAATCTCATTTCTCGATCATTAAGATCACTTAAACTAATTAGAGCACTTCTTCGTACACCACCTACAACAACCACTTCCGCAGTTTTACATATAATATCATGACATTCAAGTGGTTTAAGTTTTCTTCCGGCAGACGTTTTAAATATATCCGTTACAAAGTGAAATAGTTCTACTAGCGGTTCCGGTCCTGATGCGCGACCACCAAATGTCTTTAATGGCATTCCGGCAGGTCTAACTTTACTAACATCCCATTTAGGAATAAGTCCTTGATATAATAATGATATTAATTCTTTATAAGATCTACACCAACCTAATTTACTATCCGCAACAATTATAGTTGTGTCTGTTGGATAAAATTCTTCTGCAACTATCGGCATCTGTTTTACATGTTGTTCTTCAACTGAAAAACCTACTCCAGTTCCATTCATTAGAACATACATTATTTCATCAAACGTTCTTTGATTATCACACTTTAAATATGAACAATTATACCCGGCAACATTTTCTTTTTTAAGAGGTTCTCCTGCTGTCATCAAACATCTCATAGAAGGCATAACTTCTAAATTTAAAACAGCATCCTCTAATACCTTTCTATCCTCATCAGGAAGATTATATTTACATTTTTCTTTTAGGTCTTCCTTAAAAAAATCAAAATATCTTCCGATTGTTTCTTCCCATGTTTCTCTTCTTTCTTGATCCCATTTCCATCTTGCGTATCTAGAAAGATGAATAAATGATTGATATTCTGTGGGTAAGTTCATTCATTTTCCTTTCGTATTTTCTCTAAAAATTCGGTTGATTCTCTCTCCGATAGTCCGTACTTAGACATTATCCAGCTTCCGTTTAAATTGTCCCTTATGATATCCATTTCTTTTTGCGTAAACGTAACCGAGTTTTGAATATAATCTTCGTACGCTTCACAACATAGAGGAAATTCAGGTTTTACTAATCCATACATGGCGTTAGCAAAATCTTGAACTTCTTTTTGGGCGTGGCTATCCATTCTTAACTTGCAAAATTTAAAAAAGTTATTTAAATCTACTTTCCATATAACTTCAGTATAGTTGCCTACTGGCAACACAGAGCGAGCTAATTCTCTCGCGACATCTAATTCTAATAGATTGTGATAAGAATGAATTGCATTATCATATATGCGATTAAATTCAAATTTAACAAGGCCTTTTTCTTCAATTTCTTCACCTCTTCCTTGATTATTCTGAGTCGATTGTTTTTGTATATAATCATCTTGAGGGACATAAAAATCCTCACTCATTATCGAATAACGCCCGGAATATTCATTTAAATTCGCCGTCCGATGTCGAACTATTTGCCTCATAACGAAAATAGGTAATTTCAAATAAAACTTTACTTCACACATCTCAAAAGGTGATGTGTGTTTATGTCTCATTAAATATCGAATTAAGTTACGAGTTTCACTATTTTTTTTAGTGCCTTTGCCGTAACTTATCCTAGCAGCATCGACTACATCATCGTCACTTCCCATTATATCTAATAATCTAACGAGTCCATCTTCATGAACCTTCACTTCCTCATTCATGTTCTTTTCCACTGGTTAAATTTTAATCTTGCGGGAAGACCGCGATAAGTATTGGTATTTATTATATCGATAATTTCCAAAATATCCATATCACCTAAAACCATATCATTGATATCTTTAAATTTAACAGTGTCAGGCCAGATGCAAATTGCGAAACCTTTTTTAATAGTATTCTCAACTTTATGTACAATTTCCTGATTTCTTGGCTCATTATCATAGACAAAAGTAACCTCTTTTGCATAGAACATACTGGCATCATCTAAGTCACTTCCTGCCATAGCTAAGGCATTCGGAAGAAACATGCTATCAAATGGTCCCTCAACAATATATGTTAATTGCTTCGGATCATTTCTATCTAATCCGAATATTTTAGGAGCATTCTTATCTATTTTAATAGTAAAATATCTTAGTGTATTATTTTCTAAACTTCTTCCCTGCGCCGCGATTAAATTTCTATCTTTATCAAAAAATGGAATTATTATTCTAGGGTCTTTTTCTTTTAATCGCGATGCTAATTCTGTATCATATTTACTCACCCAAGTCTTAAAACAATCTGCAAAATACATATCATGATATCGAGTTTTAGGCAACTTTCTTACATCACAAAATTTTACGGCGGGATGTTCTGAATCGAGATCACTTATCTTAGGGGCTTCTATTTTTGTAAATTTGGGTTTTCTAAAAATAGGAACCTTCTCTTCTGTTATCGGCTCACCATTTTCTTCTTTATAATTTTCAAATGAATACTGTTTTGATAATGTAGGATCTATTTTGTCTAGTAACCATTTTAATGGTCCGCCAGCACTACAATTATGACATTTAAAAATTAAATGATTTTTCTTATTGAAGAGATAACCTCTTGCTTTATATAAGTTCTTTTGAGAATCACCACATAATGGGCATCTGAAGTTATATAAGTCTCTTGATTTTCTGGCGAAGCGGGATAAGCGGGAGGAAAGTAAATTGGTATATTTGTGGTCAATGTATAAGCTCATCTTACTCTATAACTAGGGGATTGGTTTAATTAATAATATAGTATTATAATGTATTTCAATGATAATGTCAAGAAAATAAAGAAAAAAAAAGGGACCGCTAAGTCCCTTCTTTATCCACCGAGGATATTAATTACGAAAACATTCTTATAATTTTCATAATTTCCACACCTGCGTTAAGTGCTTCTTCAACTTGAACTTCGATGTCATCAGTAAGATTACCCAGGTCAAATTCATCTTTGGCAAACTGAACTAATTCCGCAAACTCTTCATCATCTAAATCCTGTAATTCTACTAAAACATCTTCAATATTCTCTATAGCTGGTCCTAATCTTTTTAAAGGATCAATGAATTTCATTGCATCAGACCATCCAATATCACCATCTTCCACCGCGGAAGCAGTTGCTTTACCTAATGAAAAAACAAAAGATAGCACTTCTTTCGTTTCCTTTATTCCTGCCATAATTACCTTTCTATATGTTTTTGTGATTAGGATGTGAAGGAAATATACGTCTTTGTTCGCCAATTCCCATTGGCTCTATTCTCCTCATAACATCACCCTTCTTTTTCTTTTTTCTTACTGGTGGATCATCGCCAGCTTCAGCACTACCAGCAATTCCCCCTGCACTCATAGACATTGCAGGTGCATCTTCTTTAACATCTTCTTTATGTTTAATAAAATCCTTAATCATCTGGAGATCCATATCATGCAGTAATTTCCAATCATGATCTTCGGCCCATTTAATGCCGGCTTTTTTATCAGCCTCTATATCACCTTCTGTCAATAAACCAGCTTCTCCCCAATCTTTTAACAAATCTTCATATAATGCATTAAAATTTTCTTCTAGTAAATTTTCATCTGTTAACATTTTCAGATTCTTTTCTTCGCGAAGAAGTAACAAAGCTGCTGCATAAGAAGCAATAGTTGTTTTACCAAAAGGTATCTTACCTAACAATTTTTTCAAATTGAAGATAAGTGTATCCATCATAGTATAGGCATTTTTTTGTTCTATAGTGGTAAAGTCTTTTTTCTTAATAAGAACTTTACCATTCTTATCGATGATGCCTAATTTATATGCGTCTGTTTTTTCGAATTTGGTGACTAATCGCTTTAGGAAGGAAAATAAAAAATATAATTCTGAGCCTTGTATAACGGCTGATTTAAAACTTAAACCCATGAAAATCCTATAGAGACCTTAATTGCTTTACTACGTTCTGGTCAAGTATTATATCGGTGTCGCGAATATCTTTACTTCTTATACTGCGAACGATTTTCGGCATCCTCTTTAAATAAATTAAAAAAGGCTTTAATACTTGCCAACTGTTTTCGTCAATTTTGTAAAATAATATTCGAGTAGCAGCTTCATTATCGAATAAATTATATATCATAATCAAATGGTTAAGAATTAACCTTTGTTTTAACTCATGAGTTGTTAGATAATGATTTAAAAGTCTTTTTAGATATTTAAACCTTTTCATATCATCTCTATAATCCTCTGTACCGATACACTGTGGATTATCATAATATTTCATGCAATATAATTCTATATTATTTTCACTTATATCATCAAAATTCACTTTTTATCTTTTTTCTCACTTTTGGGAGTTTTGGTTTTCTCCCCATTATCTTTGTTATCAGTTTCTTTATTATTAATCATACTTAAATAATGATTAGAAACTTGAATCGCGCCATCAAGATGATTAAGCGTCCGCTCCAAATTTTGGATCTCCTCGGACGCTTGATCTAATCTTTTTTGAACTTGTTCCCTGTCTTTTGTCAGGAAGTCCAATTGTTTTTGTACTTCACTTTGTTCAATCATAATATACCATTAATTAGTTTTTATTAACCAATATTATCCCACAATAGAATATATTTAGTTACGCCAGATACACAACATTTAATTGCGCCGTTAGCAGGTGATGTATACGAACCAGTAGTGTTTGCACCGGTTGTAAAGAAAGCTCCTACGTTTGCACCAGCTGCCGCACCATAACCTCCACCTGGAGTTGCATCAAAAGCAAAGGAAACATTCTGTGATGCTCCTGTCAATGTGCTAGCAACATCAAATTTGATAAATGCTGTTGGTGAAGCACTTGGGGCTGCCGCAGTGTTAGCATGAGACAAGATCATAACATATGAATTACCTGAATCGGCACTATCAAATGTATTTAAATCGAGTGTTCCTTTCATGGCTGATGTTTCTGCAGTATAAGCAACATTAGCGTCGTGAATTTTAACTGTTGCTGCTGAACATGTTAATGTTCCAACATTAGCTTGTGTTGCACCTGCACCTTTTGCATCAACGATAATTTGTGATGTAGTAATAGTATTAAAAACATCTGTTGATGAAGGTGTGATATTTGCGGTGTGGGTTGTTTTGTGAATTATCTCTTCAGTAGCCGCCGCTGTACCGGTAATGGTATGAGTAACGTTTGCTAAGAAATCTTTAACTGAGAGTTTCTTATTCACAGGTGATCCACTAGGATCATCAATAACATGAAGTAAATCTTCTGACGCCGCTTCTGACGCGGGCGTTAACGCGGTTATTTTCTTATCAGCCATCTCTTATCTCCTTGCTGGCTTTGAAGGTGGGACTCACCACCAGTTAAAATCATGCTGAGAATCGCTCTCTTATGCGAAGGGTGTTTCTCAGACATCCGAATATTTATGATACTATCCCTAAACGGGTTAACTCCGTAATTATGTGCGCTGCTGTACTAGCACCAGCCACAAACGAAGTATTTTGTGATACAGGGGCAGTACCATAAAACCCCACCGTATCTGTAGCGCTTCCTATTTGCATAGCGCCTCTAAATCTCATTACCGTAGTATTAGCCGAAATATACATATCTTTCTCAACACCATCTTCCAGTGCCATATCCATTCCGGATTCTAATTGTAAGTTTCCAGTTTCTGAAAAATTACTAGTAAAAGTACCATTGTCTGGTACACTATCTTCTATTAATAAACTACCTTGAAAATCTATTCTTGATTCCAATAATCCAACAATTTGCCATCGATCAGTTGTCTTATGGCCAGTGACGTCGTCGAATTTAACACTAATACCATTAGCAAGAGCTTGTGTTCCGCCTGTAATATCAACTGTTGTTGCTCCGGTTGATGTATTACCATCTCTCCACCATTTAAAAGTATCATTAGCGGAAACAGAAGTACCATCAATTTCAACATGCCATACCGAATTTTCTGCCATATCTAAAGTTCCCAAAATAACTGTCATATCATCTTGTTCACCCTTTAAAACTTCGGGCTGTAAGACAGTCGGATGATTTCTTAGATTTAAATCTCTGGCAACATTTGTATCGGCACGAGATTGAACTTTATTTGCAACACTGCGCGTGGTTGTATCTGTAGATAATGCTGACAACAGATTATCCAATCTAATCTTTTTATTAACTGGATTACCTATTGGATCATCAACTATGATCAATAAATCTTCAGAGGTAGGCGATTCGTGAGTATTTAAAGCTGGTATTGTTTTATCTGCCATCTAATTCTTTTTCTCTGATTCAAGTCCTTGCAATTCTGGTATTTCAACTTCTTTAGATTCAGCTGTAGTTAAAATATCATCACAAGCACTAATTGCACCTTGATAAACATGTATATTATTTTTCGTTTGCTCAACTTCTTGAAGCATATGCGAAAGCCGAGATTCTAACTCAGCTTTCGCTTTAACGTGGCCTTCACGGCGTTCAATAATTGTGCTCACATTTACATTTTCAATATATTCCATAATATTATTTAACTATTAAGTTACTGTTAATGTTACCGCAGTTAATCCTGAAAGAACTAATAATGCAGCTGTAGTAGTTCCACCAACTGTAGTATCAGAAATTGTTCCGCCAGCAAGTAAAACGTTAGCTCCACCTAATGTAAGAACATCGCTTGTTGCAACTGTTTCAGATGCTTTGGTGAACGTAAGTCTATTCGTTCCGGAACCTGAAGCATAAACACAAACATGTGGTCCTCGACCTGATCCGGTTCCTTGGTTTCCATTAGCAATGGAAACTGTAGGTGATCCGACAACTGTAACTCTTTCATCCCAAGTGATCTGAACAGATATTGTTCGTGATCCACCTGTGATTGCAGAAGCTGTAAATCTCATTGATGTAATAGATGGTGCGGCAAGTGCGGTACCAAGACCACCCATTGCAACTAGAATCTCTGGGGATGCTGAAGCATTTTTACTGGCTTTAGTATTAATAACCCAGCCATTGTCAGCGCCATAGATATCTTGTTTATTGTATATTGCACCTTCTGTGGTACCTATATATTTTGGTTTTTGCGCCTGTGTACCAGCAGCGGCTTTTCCCCATAGAGGCATGAATTCTCCTTATTAATTTATAAAATATTTATAACAATTTTTTAAATTCATTCATAGATATCGTATCTATGTTAGAAATATCTTTATTAAAGCATTTCTCTTCCTGAACATGTATAAAATCTATTTCAGGAAAATGTTCGGTAAACATTACTTCAAAATTCTGAATCCATCCCTTAGCCTGAACCGGTAAAGCATAACTCGGAGCATAACAATCTGTATCTTTATAAATGTTGTTTACTTTTCCTTTATTTATGTTAAAATCAAAGCCAACTAAGTATACCTTGTCGGGTTTTTCATTCTCACAACATAACCAAGTTGCAAGTGGCCCTGAATCTAACATAGGTATATGTTTTTTATCATCCACCACATCTATCTTATCTTCTTCTGATACCCATGTGAACCAATAACAAGGTTCTTCAGCTAAATCCATTGTCTGGGTATCATCATGAAAAACTCTACTGATCTCTTGTCCGTAGTGAGCGAATTTATAACCTGTGTTCGCGTTTTCTTCTACTTTTCTTCCCGGAATTATTGATTGCCGAAAAACTGGATACATTTCGGGATCCAGTAATGTAAAATTTCTAAACCAACAATGATTTGACTTTGGATATTGGGATTCTACTATTTCATGTAGCATCTTATTATCAATACAAATGAGATGGGATGGATTCCAATCTCTGTACATTGCATTGCAACCGTAAGTCGTATGTTCTAATAATATATCGAGGTTTAAGTCTTTACGACTTTCCCCATTTCCAATCACTATATGCATATTTGTTTATTGCTGCGCCTCTGCTGGCTTAGATCCCATAGGTACTGCTGGTCTAGGTGACGCATATGAATAAGCATCTCCAACTCTTGAAATTTGACCGGCTTCCACCATGTCATCTAACATTTTTTGGACTTCCATTGGACTACATCTCAAAGCTCTGGCGATAGATGAAGCCGAAGCAGGCTTATCATCAACAGCAAATTCAGCACCCGCAGGCTCCCCATCAATGCTAGCATAAGAACTACGGAACAATTCCAAAATCTGATCATGTAAAGGATTAGTGTTACCTTCGTTCATTTTACTTTTGTATTTTCGTACAAAAGCAAGTCCTGTACTTTCTTTTTTCATTTTATCCTCATCTGGATTCATTTCAACTTTATTGTTGACTTTGCCGCTTTCTTTTACTTTGGAAGAATCTTCTTCTTTGTCTTCCATTGCTTTAGAAATTGCTTTTCTTTTTTTATGTAAAAACTCATCAGAATCATCAGTATCACCATCGTTGTCGATGTCTGGATCTTTTCTGTCTTTTACTGATTTCTTTTTCAAAGCCATAGGTTGAACCGCATCTAATCCATCACCATCATCTGACTTATTATTCTTATTGGTTTCATTAGTTATATCGACCTCTACTGGTTGTCTCTTACCTAGAATTTCTTTAGCCTTTTCATAGGCTAATTTTTTAATCTTTTCTTTGAAGATTCTACGTCTAGCATCGAGTCTTTCGATTGATTCTTCTTCTTCAATACTCGGACTTCCTGGTTCGTAACTTCCTGCGAGGGCGGAAAGAGCTGTTCCACCAACGTTCAATAATTTTCCTCTTGTCGAAGTTTTTACACCCTGTTTAAGAGAGGGATCATCTTGTACTGGTTTTCCCTTATCATTCTTTTTCGGATCTGCAATCGGTTTATCTTTTTTTATAGCCGTAGCTGTATCAGATGAATCCTTCGCACCTTTTTCCGCGGCATCTTGTTTTTCCCTTGCGGCTGCAGTAGGATCTTCTTTCTTCTTCGGATCTTCTTTCTGCTTCTTACCCAACTTGTCTTTGGTGACTTTATTCCACGCCTTTTTTAATAAACCAGGGCCCTTTTTGGCCTGCCTTTCAGCATCTTTCTTTTTCAAATCTGCAATATCGGAAACATTCTTATCATGTTGTTGTGCTTTAGCTTCCCTGTTCCGCCTTTTATCGGCATCTTTCTGAGCCCTTCTCTGCTTCCAACTGTCAACTGGCCTCGTGATGGCATCTGGTAATTCCGCTAGCAATTCATCTTCATCCAAATTTTGATTGAAAAGAGCATCAACTGCTGCTTGTTCGTCTTCGTTAAAAGAATTATAAACTCTGACAATTTCATCGATGGTTTCATTCTCTAATTGTTCTGTTAAATCTGAATCATCTTCAATGAATGTTTTTGAAGCTTTCTCTAAATCTTCCAACTCACACTCATCTGCTAATTTTTGAACTTCAGGTGAGGGTGCGTCAATTGTTCCCATCTTAGTAGCATAAGCAAGAGAAACCAATCTACGTTCTGTATTTTTAATTAATCTCTCTCCAATTTCTCCCCATGTCATTCCTTGATATTTTTTATACATCTCAGCAAGAATGAATCTGTGAGAAGGGATTTCACATGTATCATATTCTTCGGTTTTCATTTTCTTCATAACCGAATTAGCAATTTTCTGATCGGTCATCAAAACCATTAGAATACTTTGTCGTGCATCTTCTGACATCTTATCTAAGTAAGGTGCTAATTTATCATATTGTTTTTTAGCTACTAACGAAGCTGCGCCTTCAATTGAGAGCTTATCTTTTCCTCTAATGGCTTTAGCTAATTCTTTAATTTGTCCCGCCATTGCTTGTGATGTAGGCATTTCTTTAGATTCTGTTTGATCACACCATCCACAATGTTCTTCGATATTATGATAATTATTAAATACTTTTGTAGCCCATTCCATAGTAGTTACTGTATCTTGTTCCTTGGAAAAATCTGGCTCTTCTATTCCTTTTACCTTCTTCTTCAAATTATCATCTCTGTAATCTTTTCTATTATGTTTCCTTTTCTGATTCAATCTTTTTTCATCAACTGGGTACCAACTTTCTCTTTTAGCGCGCCAAGCATCTCGGTCTCTTTCTTGCTTATCTTTTGGCGCTGGTATATTTACTTTTTTCTTTTCGGGTTCTTTTTTCTTCCCTGCTTGATGATATGCATATGCATCATCACCTTGAGCAAAAGCTGCTCTTGCATCATCTTGCGCATCTTCCGTTCTATCAGCAGCAGCACTTGCGGCTTTTGCGGCTGATCCTGGTTTATCGCCTTTCTTAGGGTTCTGCTTTCTATCAGCATAAGCATCGAATTTTCTTCCTCGCTTTGCTCCTGCTGATGGCCTTGGATCTGACGCTGTACCGTCACTTCTGTCTACTCCTGAAGCGGCTCTATCTGCCATTGCAGCACTTATTTCATCGACAGGTTCAATATCGGTGTTATCTTCCTTTTTAAAAGCTGTATTCCGTTGGTTGACATCGACAGCGGCACTGAATTTTCCGGCTTGTTTCTCTCTCTTTGCTGCCTTTTTACCGTGGAATCCTGTGTCTGTTCCTCGTCTTTTTGCCCAATCTTGTGCGTCTCTTTGTAATGCAGCATCCTTCTTTGCTGCACCTGCTGCGCGTTGTAATATACCGCCGGGTTCTTTTGAGAGTTCATCAACAACTTCTCCTGCTCTTGCCCTTTTAAGCTTAGCTTGAGTTTCTGGAGAAGAAGGAGTTTCTCTAGCCTTCTTCCTTCTCTCTGATTCTTTTCTTTTATTATCATACATATCTATGCCGGATGAATCAACTTCATTAACTGATGTATCATTGGCGTTATCTTCAACAGGAGCGATTTTCTTTTCCAGAATCTGTTTAACATCTTCAGCTGTTATCGCACTATAATTTGCGGGATAATATTTTGACCAATCCATTACTTGCTCCTACTTGCAATTATTTTAGAAAGAATTTTATTATATCTTTCTGTTTGTTGTATTCTTTTTTTATCTAACTCTGATTCCAACTCCTGTCCCGGAGTCAAATCTACGCAGTATCTTTTATATTTATCTGTTCCGATTTCTAACTGTTGGCCTTCTCCGGCCCGTTCTTTATTCCATTCCTTTAATCCAAGAAGCTTTTGTAATTTATTGCTAACAGGATCTTTTAAATCAACTTCATTTACAGGTAATTTATCTACCATTTCATGTAGATATGAAAAATCCGCCCTGTTAAAATCAATCATTCCAGATCCTTCATCTAATACTACAATATAATCATTTGTCTTTTTGATGTTTTCTCTCAATTTCGAAAGTTGCCAAAGCCGAGCCCTTTCTGTTATCTCTGTAAGACTATCAAAAAACTCATTACATTCTTTTAAACATCCTTTAATATAATCAACTTCTCTTGAGCTATACGGTAACGTTTTAATATATTCAAATATTTTAGCAGCCTTATCATCTACATGATATACTTCTCCTTCAAATTCAACTTTTTCTATCCATAGAGATTCATCAACATCCGTCTTCGGCAACGTGACGGGCTTTTGTTTTGGCATCATTTTACCTATAAAAGCATTCGACTGTGCTGTGCTATCCTTCTTACTCGGACTAGGTAATTTCTTAGTCTTCCATTGTGGTCGCTTTATATCTGCATTGGGAACACCAACGTGATCAAGTTTTTCTTTTATCTGTTTTTCCATAACACTTAGTTTCATTTGTTTTCTTAATGCTTGATACAAGCTTCTTTTATCTCTTTCGCTTAAAGTATCTGGTAAACCCGTTTTAAATGCGTCGAAATCGCTATCTACAGCAAGAGATCTTAGTTTAGATGCTGACATACCGGAAGCGTCATCTGCATCGGGGTCTCTTTCACCAGCACTTTCTACATCTATCTGCTTAAAATTATAAAAACCATGAGGCTTATCTTCAACATTATTATATTGAGGTAATAGCTTTTTAAATTGATTTACTCTATCACTACCTACAATCATAACAACATGTTCGAATCCTTCATCATGTAATAATGAAAGAACTTGCAATACATCTGCAGGTTTTTTATTTGAATAATTGAAAATGTTTTGACCCTTTACTTTGAACATTTTCTTCATCCATTTGATTTTTTCTTTATAATCTAATGGATTCTTTTTTTTATCCTGCGTGGAACTTGCGAAAACAAATGCATCTGATCTATTTCGTTTAGCTACAGTCGCTACTTTATCAACCAAAATCTCATGCCCGATAGTGGGCGGATTAAATCTTCCAAAAGTAAATACAGCGGTCTGTAAATTTCCTTCGCGTAATCTGGAGAATGTTGTCATTCTTTCTCTTCGATCTCTTTCTTGAGTTCTTGTTCTGGATTTACAACTTTAGTTATATAAGCATCAGCAACGGATTTATTCGCGCTTTGCTCTTTCATATCTGTAACTTGTTTTTGATCCCATCCAGCCAGGAATCCTTGGGCTTTTTTATCTGCGATTCTTTTCACGGATTGTGCTAAATTACTATACTCTCCTGAAAAAGGACCATCACCAAAATAATTAATCTTCTCAGCCACTATGTTCTCCTATTTCTTTAATTAAATATGCTTTAGTTTTTCGTCTATCCAATTCAAGACCAATAGTTCTTCCATATTCCTCTAGTTCACGTTTATTCATCAACTTTAAAGGTTTAGTCGGAGGATGTTGTTTTGATAATTGTTCCTGTGCTTGAAACAACATATCTTCATCTTTATCACTCCTGTGATCTTTTCTTGGTGCACCTTCTGGCCATCCTGCTAACCATGAAGTGAATCTTGTCCATAATGACATTTTTTCTCCTATTTCACCGAACCATTATCTATATATTCTTGAAAATGATTTAAATTATTTAATAGATTATCTAATCCATTATTTTTTATAAATGTTGTTAAAACTTTCCCCTTTAATGCTATTTGAGGAACTGAATGCACACCAGTATGTTCTGGGTGCTTAACAAACATAAAATTTACATTATCTCCCATAGGTCTTTGTATAGTACAATTTAAAACCTTTGGCGATGTTAAAAATATGATATTTGTGTTTTTATAACTAAAATCGATTTTCAAATCTAAAATATTTAAATATGATCTCGCCAAACATATAAAAACTATATCATACTCATTCGTTGTTATCAACTTATCTAATGTTTCTCGTACTTTCGTATCTCTACCGAATCTAACAGCATCACGTTTATCTATGCTATTATAGGAATTATTATAATGATTAATTTTAGTAAATCCTTCAATTAACCCATAACCAGCAGATAAAATATAAAAATCTATTTTATTTTTATATACTTCATTAGATTCAAAAAGCGTTGTTCCTTTTAACGGACTATCTAAGAATTTCTTATAAATTCTCATTTCTTTGCCATCATATAAATCTATGGCACTTTGTTTATTTTCTGATAATCGTTTAGATTTAGAACATTGAGCTACTATTAAAATCTTTTTACCAGTTTCTTCAATTTTTGGTAATTCAAAATCTAATTCTTTATACCCATTAATAAATTCTTCATATTTAATAGCTCGACTATCTTGATACGCCTTTGTAGTCTTTTTTGCTAATTCCTTATCATAATAAAAAGTTTCAACATCTTCATTTCCAGTATAAACAAAATATCGTTCATCCTTAATATAAAAAAAATCTCCCGCGTCTCCCAGAGTGGCTCTTTTCGGATTATTAGCAACTAATTTATGTATTAATATACTTATATAGTTCCTACTAAAACCATGATCTTTTAGCCTAGGAAATAAATTATCTAGTATCTCACTAAATTCTAAACCATTTATTAATTCCGGTGACTTATCAATTATTTTCTTGATCCGGCCTTGACCAGAAGTTTCTTTCATAATATTTTATGCTTTAAAAGTCGAAGTATTCCCATTCTTTTTTACTAAATATGCTTCAAAGTCTACATCCGGATATTTTTTTGAGAGAGACATAAAAGAATTTAAATTTTCTTTAGAATCATCAAACAACCTAATTCTTTTATACATCCCTGACTTTAAATATTTTTGAAAAATAACTTTTTTATTCTTTGCTGCAGAACCTAAATTTAAATTTCCTGCTCGTTCTACGTATATCTTATCGATATCTATTCCATGGGCTCTGAATGTATCTAAAAAAGTATCCCTGTCGTCAAAATCTGATCTCGCAGTAGCCATTATAACTTTAGAACCTCTCGGTATGGCATTTTTTACTATAGCCTTAGCCTTTGCAATCATCTTTCCAATTGGTGTAGAAGTTTGTCTAAAAAGCTTTGCTGATCTGAACTCCCCAAAATCAAACTCTTCACCCGCTTTGAGTTTATATGTATTAAACTCTTGATTATTTAATGTATGAATAATCTCATCATTCTTTTTTACAAAGACCTTTGCCTTTGTATGAAAAAGGGTATCATCTATATCAAAAATAGTTAATCCCTTATTCGCTGATTCTTCCAGATATTGTAAAAAAGATTTCATTATTGATCGCGGTTAACTCTCGCATCAGAACCCTCTTCTATTGCGCGGAACATATCTTGCAACATTGGGGGAATCCTTCGCATATTAGATTGCTTACCAAACTTCTCCATATAGTCTTCGTAAATTTGGGCTAATTTATTTTTATACCGATCTGGACTTTTTTCAATGCATTCCATCAGAGCATCTGTTAATTTTTCTGACCATTGAGATCCCTCTTCTAATGGTTCAGATTGTTTTGTAAAAATAGGTCTCATTGGTCCCAATCCTTTTCTGCGGTGAAATTTATTCTACTAAATTCCATCCGGTTAACTAATTTTAAACCCTTTTGATTATCAAAAGTATCAATAGCTACAAAACCTTCTGGCTTAGTTACTTTATAACCATATGGTGTTCTTATAAAGGTTTTTGTTATACCTTTGACTTCTTCTAACTTCTCAACTATAAAAAGTTTTATATTGTTTATTAATGACATTAATCGAAATATGATCTCTATTTGATCCATGGAACCGTTTAAGGTTTTCATATATCCATCAACAGTCATTTGTTTTCTTTGCCTACCTCTTTCAGACTTTAACTTCCCAACCTCTTTCTGCATTTTATTCTCAATCCATTTAACACAATCTTTTGCTGATTTTTTATAATTGTCAACAAATTCGCCTTCTCTAACTTTTGTGTTCATGAAAGTTTTAATGTGTGTTCTAATAATATTATCTTTTGATATATTATCTAAAAATCTTCCATTAACTTTATTAAAATCTTTTCCTAATTCGGAAAGCATTTTAGTAACTTTGGTAGTATCTGATTCAGTAAATGTCGCGGTCCCACTTAAATCAGTAAAGTCGGCATTAACTGCCCAAACATCTTTATGTGATGACCATTGATTTATATCTGCTCCAAATTCAGCTTTAAGATCAGTTAAGTCTTCTTGCCCCGCTGTTCTATATGTTGTATGAAAAACAATCCCAACTTCTGCGGCAATAATTTGTTTAGCCAATTCAGTATTTAAAGGAACCGCATATGTTATAGTATTAGGTGTAAAAGTAATACTCTTTTCATTATCAATTGTCTGTATCTTCTTTTCTTTATTGGTGGTCCAAAGAACATCGCCTTGAAAAATATTACCTGGAATATTTAACTTAGGTAAGTGTTCTAATAAAGCACTCATTTTAGGATGAAGTGGACTTCCAACAAAGTGTTCGTCTATGTCCGATTGAGTAAAACATGGACGCCTCATCGATTTATAATCAACGAAGAATTTACCATTAGGATGAATGCCTGCGCATATAGCGGGTGCACCATCCCATTTAACTGTAACATTAACAGCTTCTCTATTATTACCAGCCAACATATCTCTTAGTGATCTTAAAAAATTAATAGCACCTCTAGTACCATTAACACCACCATTCAACACCTCATCTTCGAGATGTTCCATATGAAGATTTTTTCCTGAAGCTTCTACAAGAAACTGCTTATAAGATTTCATCAAATTACTTTATTTCTAATATTTTCTTAAAGTTATCTATGGCCGTTTTAATTGCTGTTTTTTCATTCTGGGATAATTGACTATTTGTTAAACCTGTAAATCCTCCCTTTGGAGAAAGTCTTCCAGCTTTGGTGTTATCACCTTTATAATATGAGTCTAAAGCTTTAACAATTGCTATTTTGTTTTTATCGGTATTGTGATTCGTAACTCCGATGATGGGCTTCAGTTTCTTAAGAACAGCTGTAAATGCTCCACCCGGCAGCGCCTTTCTTGCCTCACCTTTTGAGTCGGTTGTATATGCTTTAATAGATGAAAGATAAGGTGACATCGCTGCTCTTACTTTAACATCTGCAAGATTTAAATTTGGAGTAATTTGAGAATATCCTTTATCTATTAATTGTAATCTCGGCACATATTGGTGATAACCCATCTGAGTCCAAGACACATCCCAATCATAATCAAATGGTCCTTTATTGCCTGATTGTAATTGATAAAACTTTGCGCCTGCTGCGCCGGCTTTCCCTGCAATTGCACCGCCCTTCAAAGTTTGTGGATTAAATAAAAATATAACATTATGTCCTTCTTTAGCAGCATATGCGTCTATACCATTTGCAACCCAAGTATGCATAAAATCATTAACGTTTGTTTTACCTTGCTTAACACACTTGAATTTTAGGGTTCCTTTATATGATGTGCACATTTCACAAATAGTATCCCACATACTATTAATATCAACATCCGACATTTTCTTTGGTGCTGTAGAAAGCAGTATAGAAGCTTCATTCAATGACGCGGCTAATTTTTCTGCTGCCATAGAACCACCACCTTCTCCTTTCTTGAACTTTTTACCTAACCCTAATTCTTTGTATTCGTCATCGGTCAAACTCAATCCTGCATCCTCGCATTGGTTTTTAAAATATGCAAATGCGGTTTTAAAATTGGAGTCTCCTCCCCAACCGGCTCCGGCACTTCCTGCTTTTTTCATTTCAATCATCATCTTTTCCTTTGGCCAATGAACATCACCACCCGTTCCTTTTTCTCCACCCTTC